AGTTTTAGATGAGCGGTATTCCGTTTATCTACAATGTTCCAAAGGAGTTTCTCTTCTCTACTTTCTATAAATCGTTTAGCTTCTCGTGCAAAGGTGAGAGGATAGTCATGTATAGCTGGGGTACATAACATCCAAATTTTACCACCTTCCTGTACACCGGCTAATCCGGCAGTCTTGCCGTTAGGCACGTTAAAGTAAACTGTGTCTCCATTAAAAGCAGCAAATGGTATATACCAGCGTGGGAAATGGCCGTGACCCTCCCATACTTCTCTATAATCATCTGGACGAAGATTAGAGGCAACCTCGACGGCAGCCTCCATTGTAATTGGGTGAATAAATTTAGACACGTTGATAATATCTTGGTGAGTAATCTCCTTCCCAATTCATTGAATGTAGGGTTGCTGGTGAAGGATGATTAGATTTTATAAGTACACTTAAATTAGTATTTCTATCATATACTGGAATTGTATGTCTATACTCTGTTGCTATTGCTGCAGTACTTGCATTAATATTATCCCATTCTTTGGATTCAACAGTATAAGTATAGTCATCTCTTCCTTTACGTTTTAAAGTCACATCTAATACTCCTACATCTCCAAAGTCAAAATTCATTCTATGAATAACAAGAGATCCTCTAGTTTCAGATGTAATTTGTTCTCCAGTAGTTTGTGTTACATAAAGTTTAGGTAATTCAACTTCAAATTCATATTCATAACCAACAATTAAATCTGTATTTACAGAACTTGTAGACGTACCAGCTTCAGTAGATGTCTTCCAATTTCCGGGTAAAGTAATTGTTTGGTTAGGAGCTGTACCTGTAATAGCAGATGAAGGTATATCATAACTCTTACCAGCTGCATCACTATCAGTTATGCAATAAGCTGTAAGTGTACGAGAGCTATAAAACCCTGCACCTAATGTAAACGTTGTTACATCATTAGCACTATCATAAGTCATATCTCCAGATGCTATAGTTTTTTTTGTATCTAAATGTACACGGTTTTCATCTGGAGGTGTTCCTATCATCGGAGTTGCCGAAGATAATTTTATGTCAAATTTTTCTAGTGTATATGTGGAGCCTGTATTCAATACAACATAATAATTATCATCCATCATTACTTGATAAATAACATTATTAGGTAATGTCCATCTGAACCATGCAGATTGAGCACGTTTATCTCCTTGTTCATAAAATTTATAACCCCATACTTCATTACTTGCAGTATGTAAAGTACTATCTACAGCAAACATTAATAAGTTATTTTCAGTTGATGCGGTTACATTAGTTATTTTTTGTGGAAATAATTCGGCAATAATCTTAGTTTGCTCCATTAAATCTGGTTCATTTCTACTAGTAACATTTCCTACTTCATAAAACCTAGCTTCTCTTGCTGTACTATTTAAGAATCCTATAGTGGTTCCTAAAGACACAGGGTTAGTGTCAGGATTATAAGCATAAGATGATACATATGTTATCTGTGCTGTTTCAGGAGTGAGCAAAGCTTCAGCTCCAGAACTTAGTAAGAATTGTTCACTAGCACTAAATATTACTAAACCGTTTGCCGCTTCAACAGCATCAAATAATTTAGTAGGAAATGTTGAGCTAGATTGTAAATCAATAGGATCTGCGTTAGAAATTGCCATCGCAGTTTTTACCCAAAAATTATAGAAGTCATTTACTCTAGATAATATAATATTTTCTGCACTAAGCAGAGCTATTCTATTTCTAAAGAACAACATTTTCTGTATAGGGTGTCCTACAAAGGTTGGTTCTGGATTAGTAACATCATCACCTACGTCACGTTCACCCCAATCAGGATAACCAAATTGAAATGCACCGTTAGGATAGGATGTAGCACTACCACCATTTATAGAAAATGTACCCGGAAGCACTCTAACGAGCTTCAGAGGCATTGTATCGTTGTCAAAGGTAGTTGTTATCCCGGGAGCTGCTACCTCTTCCCACACGCCCTCTCCGAAGCGACAGGGATGAACTGTAACGTTACCACTTGTTGTACCTGAGGAAGCATCTGTTACTGTAAATGTATTAGCATCAGCAACACTAGTTATAGTATAATAGTTATCACTAGCATCACCACTTGTAAAATCAAGTATAACTTGACTACCGTTAGCTAGTCCATGGTTTGTAGATGTTACTGTTACTGTACTACCTGCTCTAGCATATGTAGCTCGTTGTGTAATATCTGCTGCTACACCTTCAGCTTGAAAACGAAGGTAGTAATCATCCATATCTTCACCACTATTAACAATACGTACTGTATAACCATGACGACATACACGAGGTAAGTCAGCTATATTATTAGCTTCAGTTGTTGTAACAGTCATTAATTGTTTTTCTGGTGAGGTTACTCCAAAAGGAGTAGCTCTGTATAAATGAATACCATTTCCACAAATAGTAGCTGTAATACCGTGTCCACTTATAGCATCTAAAGTTGTTTTTAAATCTCCTAATATACCACCCGAAGACACATGTTCATCTGCACTAGATGATGTAGGAGCTGGACGTACCATTGCTACATTAGCTCTAGATACTACATTAACATGACTCTTAACAGTAGTAGTAGTTGTTACACCTTTAGTTGACGTATGTGTATGAGTATCATTTGTTGTCCATCCTTCTCCACCAAACTGTAGTTTTACATAAGCTTGATATGTGTCGTGATATGTATAACTATCATCAACTGTACCTGTAGGTTGTGGAGTACAACGAGTATCTATTTCATATCTAAGATTACTTTTTCCACCTGAACTTGCATTAGGAGGAGATGTTGATCCTATAGCTGTACCTGTAGCTACATTAACAACCTCTCTACCTGCTCCTTTACAATCACCATTACTGACACCACTATAATGTGAGCCGTCGTCAACAGTAGCAACTGATATTCCTGTAGCTCTAGTGTGACTTGTCGTAGCATTACTTGTAGGATCATAAATATCTAATGCGTACTGTTTACCATAAGATATAGTATCTAAAGATATAAATGCTTCATTTAATTGAGGAGGAGATTTATCTTCAGTATTAGTTTTCATTGCTACATTTTTCTGCCTGTTACAAAAGAATGTAGTTTCGTTAATAGTCATTACCTGTATATCAGAAGATTTTTCATCTGACAATGCAGTATTATCTAAGTAAGTAGCTTTGTTAGTACCTGCTACATTAGCATAATCAACTGGTATAACTGCTCCATCACTACATCTCCATATAGTAACTGTACCGTCTGCAGCAGCTTGACCTATATATTGTTCATCATTTAAAGTATATATGTTAAACCATTTAGCATTAGCAACAGTAGATGGAGATATTGCACTTACTAATTGACTTCCGGGACGTTTAATAAGTTGACGTACAACGTCAGGTACGCCATTAACTAAATCAACAACTTGACCCGGAGCTTTTCTTTCGTCAGGTTGTGTAGACATTCCTAGCACATACGTAGGAATTTTTTGAGTAACACTTGCCATTAGCGTCTTAGCATTTGATAAGGTTTATAAGATTGATATGCTGAATCATCTGGCCAACCCATAAAGTTATGATCACCTTGATTACATTCATATTCCATACACGTTGCTCTAGCTTGAGTTTCAAAAGTAGCCATCATTTGTTGTAGTTGAGCATTGGAAACTAATTGTACTGCAGCTCTACCGCAAGCTTTATATATAATATATCGTTGAAATGGAGCAGGTATATCTTCGTAGTTTAATAATCGAACATAATTAAAATAAAAATATTCATCATCAGGAAATTCAAATGTATGATTTACTCTATCATATATTTTCCATAGTCCATCAGAATCTTTTCTTCTAACAAAATCTCTAGTACGATCCCATGCGTCTTCCATATCTATACGCATAACATCAGAAGGTATTATAAATTTATTGTCGCTAGTTTTACTACTATTTTTTATATGATATTCTATATTAAAAGTCCATCCTTCAGCTTGTACATCTTGATTAGATTCTTTTAATAAATTGTATACAAATGATACCTCTGGATTTGTGAAGTCTAATTGAGATATAGGAGACTGACCTATACTACCCAATATTGAGTTTACTGCGGATAGTTCGGTATCGAGTGTTGTAGTTGTGGTAGTCATAGGTTAAGAATTATGAATAAAAAAAAGGGAGGTTGTAAAACCCCCCTGTATGTGTGCTTAGTTATATTGAGCTGTAACTACTGCACAAGTGTCAACTGTACCTGAAGTGCCAACTGTGGCATATGCTAGGCGTAAGTTTTTTGTTGTGGATGCAACCGCTGAAGGGGTGCCTGATCCACTTGTATCTGAAGGAGATATACGAGTCTCTGTACCTTGACAAGATCCGTATTCTCCAACTGCTGTTGGAACTGCCATAATATT